TCCACTTGAAGCTTTTGCATTAGAGCTTAAGTCATGGGTCAATGATAACCTTGATGGAATGGCGGCGTTCACAGCACCGCAGCTGCAAGTTTTATGTGAGCGTTGGGGCCACGATAGCCGCGCAAAAGCGCAATACATCCGTAAAGCTCTGCAACCCCAAGGAACCATAGAGCCTAGCAGATTGATCAAGGTTCACAGCAAGCCAATGCGGTTTACTACGTTCATAACCCCCGAGGCTACGCAAAAAGGTTTCGTAGAGCCTACTTGGTCGCATGTTGTAACCAACACTGAAAACGCACTGCAGCGTGAATTAGAGCAAAATGGCAGCTTTTGAGGTATCAGTAAATGTTACCTTTTATCGTGATTTGATGCAAAAAGAGAGACAATGATGAGGCAGTTTCGCAAAATGAATACTTTCTATTACGAAATTAGTTTAGCACGAGAATTACAGTTTACCGTGTTCAAAAAACATGATGCAAGTAATACAAAGTATTCAGCCCTGGGGATTACGTGATAAGTGTCACAGTTACCTTGAAAAAGTGTTACCTAGTCTGTTACCTCTCGATGCCTTTGCTGGATTGAATAGTAACAAGGTAACAGTAAGTAACAGTAATATTTATAAAAGATATTTAATAATAGAATATATAGTATTAGTGCATTCTTATATAGTTTTCTAGACCATATGTTACCCTGTTACCGTTACCTGCTCAAAATAAGTTTACATCCCTCCAACTTTATGATTACAATCCGCACATGACTACAAAGACACCATCTAAGAACGGAAAGTTCTTGGGCCGTCCTTCTAAGTACGACCCTGCATACTGCGACGCTATCATGGAGCTTGGCAAAGAGGGCTTGTCGCGTTGGCAGATCTGCTCGCGCCTTAACATTGGCCTTCACAACATGATTGCTTGGGAAGGCGCACACGAGGATTTTCGGCAAGCCTTGGATCAAGCACGACTTGATGCGCTCTCATACTGGGAAGACTTGGCGCATGATCACATACGCGAAGCTCCTGGCGGAGTGAGACTTAACACTGGGTTGTGGAGCCGAAGCATGGCAGCACGCTTTCCTGAGCAATACCGTGAGAACTCCAAGCTCGAGGTCACAGGCAAGAATGACGGGCCGATTCAAGTCGACATGGTGCATGACTTCTCACAAGACTTGTTGGATGATCTCCTAGCTACGCGCCAAGCCGATGCTAAGCCAAGCAAGAGCAAGTGAGTTCGCCGATCGGATCCGCAAGGGTCCTGATCTTAACCTCATGCTACCTGAGCGCAAAGCTGCGCACAAGGCTCGACAAAGCTGGCTGACAATAGCCAATGACCATCAGGTTCCGCCACCCGGCGATTGGTGGAGCATATGGCTCTTGCTCGCAGGCCGAGGCGCAGGCAAGACTCGCGCAGCTGCCGAGTGGCTGTGGTGGGAAGCATGGACTCACCCCAAGACTCGATGGCTTGTCTCAGCGCCCACGTCATCCGATGTCCGCGACGTCTGCTTTGAAGGCGACTCAGGTCTGATCACTGTGATCCCTCCGCAGTTGGTCGATCACTATACTCGATCGCTTCACGAGATATACCTCATCAACGGCACATTGATCAAAGGCATCCCAGCTTCTGAGCCTGCTCGATTCCGAGGTCCACAGTTCCACGGGGGCTGGTTCGACGAGCTTGCTGCATGGGACTATCTTGACGACTCTTGGAATATGATTCAGTTCGGCATGCGCTTAGGGCAGAAGCCTCTGATGCTATGCACCACAACACCTAAGCCCAAGCCATTGATCGTGGATCTGGTGAACAGAGATGGGGAGGATGTGATATGTACCAAGGCCAGCACGTACGACAACATCCACAACCTCGCCCCATCGTTCCAAGCGCAGATCCTGCAGTATGAGGGTACGAAGCTCGGACGCCAAGAGATCTACGCCGAGATTCTAGATCCTGAAGAGGCTGGCATCATCAAACGTGATTGGTTCAAGCTGTGGGACAACGAGAAGCCGCTGCCTAGATTTGAGTACGTGCTTCAGTCTTATGACTGCGCGACCAGTGACAAGACTAAGAACGACCCGACGGCCTGCACAGTGTGGGGCATCTTCAGGCCAAGTCCCGACAAGGCTATGAGTGTCATGCTCATCGACTGCTGGGAGGAGTACATGCAGTATCCTGAACTGCGACCCAAGGTGATCGAGGAGTCCACCGCCATTTACGGTGATGAGAATGAGTTTGGTCACGGGAAGAAGGTGGACATGATCCTGATCGAGGACAAGTCAGCCGGCACACAGCTTATCCAAGATCTGCAACGCGCCGGTCTGCCTGTGAGAAGCTATAATCCCGGGAACGCGGACAAGACTACACGCCTCAACATCGTGGCGCCCATCATCGCCAAGGGTCGAGTCTACATTCCCGAGTCCTCGGTCAATGCGGGCATGGCTCGTGATTGGGCCGAGCCTTTGATCAGCCAGCTATGCTCTTTCCCCGAAGTCCGGCACGACGACTTGGTGGACTCCACATCTCAAGCGTTAAGACTTTTGCGAGACTTAGGGTTAATTTCCATCGACCCGGTATACAATCCAGATGACGACTATGAAGAAGATCGTCCAAGGAGGGTAAACCCATATGCCGTATGATGAAGAACTGGCCCGTATGCGAGCACAGATGCTTGCTAAAGAAGAGGAAGAGCCTCCTGTCTTTGACGACGGCGCAAGGTATCTAGGCCAAGACCCCAACATGATGCCGGTTGGCTTTTTCGGCCGACCAAAGAAGCCGGCAGCTCCGCCTGTTGCTCCACCAGTTAACTTACAACGTCGATCGATCTTAGGCCTGACGCCCATGCCGGCTGATCTGCCTGCCGTGATTCCCCCATCGGCGCCAAAGCCTACGCCTCAGCAAATGGAACAAGCTGTTCCTCAGCAACAGCCTACGTCATCAGCTCCAAGTTCGGCTCCAAGCTCAAGTCCGCTGCAGTCTTTAGCTGACAAAGCGTTAAATGCGCCAATGACAAGACGCGACGTGCTGCAAAAGGCTGGTCAAGCAGCATTGCAGCAAGTTGTGCCGATGCCTAGCGTTACAGACGTCGTGCCGCAGGTTATGTCGCCATTGGCTGAGGTTGCAAAAGCTGCGCCTGCATTTGATAAGAGCGCAGTCATTGGCGCTGTGTCTTCATTCTTAACAGATAAAATGACAGACACATCAAGCGACTTGGCTGAAGAGCTATACAACCAAGGCATTTGGGAGCCTGAAGATCTTAATGCGGCAGACCCTGCAACTGCATGGGAATACGCGCAATATGGTGATTACACTCATGCAAACTACGAAGGTGATGGTGAGCCTGACGTAAGTCAGACTTCAGGCCTTGCGACTTTGCGTAACAACTTTACTCTTCAAAAGCTGTCAGAGCATTCAGGCATTCCAATCGAAGAGCTTAAAAAGTATATTAGTGATGTTGAGTTGCAAAGTCTTCCATTGCACATAGGCAATAGACAAGAACGCCTTTCCGCGATTATGGAAGATGGTCGCCCTAAAGAAGCGTATCGCATGACTGCGCTGGAAGACCTTGCACCACATGCAACGTATTTGAAAAAAGCTGCCAGAGAACTTTATGGCACGCAAAAATCTTTTGATGATGACGAGCTACGTGAGATTGCTGATGCTGCGCATGACATAGCGTACAAAGAATACGTGCGCAAAACAATAAATAACGTCAAAATGCCTGAAGGCGATTTGCATGATCAGGTTCTGTTTAACGTTGGGAATACATGGCTTAAAGGTCAATTCAAAGACGTATTTGAGCAAGCCGCTGAAGATTGGGGCTACGACAGCAATGATTTTTACGAGCGCGCGTACGATGTGTTTACGCAAAAGCCAGAACCAAAACCAAAAGCTGCAAAGCCTAAAGCAAAGTCTAAGGACAAATAATTATGTATGAAGTACCATTTGGTGAAGACGGTGGCAGTGGTGACTTAGATAAAATGCGATTGGCTTTGGCCAAACAGAACAGGCCTGCGCCGCCGTCTGCAGCTTCACAGATTCCGGGGTATGACCGGCCGGTTCCTCCGGCGCAAACAAAGCCTGACCCTTTAGCCTCAGCAGCAGGTAACTTCACCGAGTTGGCGACGAAGTTTAATCCGCTGATGATGATGAAGTCTATGCAGGAGTCTGTTCGCACTCTCAACCCAGCAATCCCTGTTGCAGGCGCTTGGGCCGATGTTGCGCAGAACGTACAAACGGCGGGTGCCGAGGCGATGTACGACATACTTGGAGATCGCCAAGGCATTGAGAAGATGCAGCAGAACTACGTGCCTGTATCTACAGGCCGGTTCTATCAAGCGCCTACCACGCAACTTGGCAAAGAGTTTGAGTCAGGCGTTACGCAGGCAATGGACGCGTCCAAGATGCCGCCGGTTTGGCCTTTGGCTATGAACCAGCAAATTAGACCGCCAATTACCCCTAATGACGTCCGCGTTATGGGCGCCGAGGCCACGCGTGTAGGCAGGCAAGTCAAGGATATACCTACAGACTTTTACAACGCGCAATCTGGCCTGCAGAAGTTAGACCCAATCACAGGTCAGCCAACATACGGTGCCAAGCTTCAAGGCGTGGCTGAAAGCGTTGGTGACATCATGGCGCAAAGGGAAATGCAAGGGTTGCCACCTATTCCTGGGCTCCCGGCCTCTATGCAGCCAATGAACCCTAAGCTATACGCCATGCGACCTGAAGGGTCAAGGGTTACGTCTGCCACGTTGCCTGCAACTGCAAAGCCAGATGCTGCGACTTACATACCTGCTCAGGAGATTATTCGCAACGTTATTGACAGCTCAACGATTACGCCTGTACAAGCCTTGGATGAAATACAGAACAACATCTTGCATAAGCCTGAAGCTGGATCTGCGCGTAGAGCATTTGAGTCTTTCCTTAAGCAAAAAGCTAATGAGATGTTCCCTGATGCGCTTACGCCTGAAGCAGCATTATCGGCGTATAAGGCTAGATTCGGTGATAGAGAAGCGTCAGCTGCGCACTCATTAGAGATGTATGACGCGTTCTTACAAACGCCTAATGGCATACAGTACAGAGCGGCACTTAACTTACCTTCAGCTGATGAGCTGCCTGCAAGGCATGAGGCCGCAGCTAATTGGCTTAACTCACAATTTACTAATTACCTTATTGAAAAGGTTGGCACACCTAATGAGCCTGCAGCCAAGCTGGCAAGTCAGGGCTTAACGTTTTACCCGCCGTCAGAGATATTTGATAGCGCAGATACGTCAGGCAGCCGGATTGGAGCTAAGCGTACCGCCGCAGGCATGCCGGCCAAAACACCTACGGATGAAGCATTGGCTGCGGCAGATCAGCAATTGGCTGACTTGGTACAACAATCAGGCGACGCAGCGACTCGTAAACGCGAGCAAGAAACAATCGCCAAGCAATTAGGTTACGGCGCAGTTGACCCTAATACAGGTGTTGTGCCTGAAGGTATGAACCTTGGAAGATATGAGCCTTTTGCTCAAGCATCACGTGAGTCTGACAAAGCGAACGTTGCGTACAGAAAGCAACAAAAAGCTGTTGACAACTTACGTTTAGGCGCTGCGTATGAGAACGCAACTGACAAGGCAATTCATGCGCCTTTTGCTAAAAACTTAAAAGAAGAAATTGAATACAGCGAGCGGCAGTTCTATCCCGCGTTAATGCAAACGCCTGATACTGAGCGTGCATACATAGCAAACCCAGTTCAACTACGCAATCTTGGCTTTGAAGATCTTGCAAAAAGTTTTTACAACGACGTTATGTCAGGCAAAATACCTTTAAACAAAGTGCCAAAGATGACCGTTGAAAAGTATATTCGTGATACCGCTGAAGGTCGAATTGCTGAAGAAAAGCTTGCACAAGCTAAAGAGAAGCAATTTAAGACTGATGCAGATAACCAGTTTGCACGCAGCGCGGCGTTGTATATTCCTAATGACAAAGTCTTTGGCAATGTTGGCGCATTGGAGATCACTAATCGCTTTACGCCTGAGCAGGTTGCGCAGTTGGTAAGTGAAGATACTTTAGCACTGGACGTCTGCATTGGTGAAGGCGGCAATGTTAGAGGTAAACCAAACCCTTGGCACCCCGGCACCGGTGATCGTCAATACATTCCAATTTACGACGTTGTCACAGGCCAGCGCAACCCTGACGCAACCAGCCCAAGAGGCACATACATCAATGCTGTTGCAAATGGCTCACAAATGGTTAGCTTTAGAGATGTAGTTACAGGCGAGCCTATTGCCATTTTTGACTTTAACCCTAGCTCATCTGGTTATTATGACATTAACTTTGCTTCAGGTCGTAAGAATGGTGAAGTTAAACCTGAATACGTGCAAGGAATTAAGTCTTACCTTAACAGTCGCGAAGACTCCATTCGTGGTGTCAGCGATAAGATGAATGAGAACTTAGGTATTTACGATAGCAAGCGTATGTCGAACAGCGCTCTGGCTAGTGTTGTTAATACCCCTGTGACTACGTTTAAAAAGTATGACCTGTCAGGCCTACCACGGTTTGTCACAAGCAGTGACATTCGCAATTACGTTGACGCAATAAAAGCCAATCAGCCACAAGAATCCGCGCCTGCAGTCTTGTCGCAAAGACCTAGTGAAAGCCTGTTAGCGTCTACTTCAGGCGCTGTGGCGTCATCAATTGACAATATACTCGACTCGCAAAGACGCGCGTTTGACGAAGCAGGAGAGAGCAATCAATTTGTTCAAGCAGAAACATTCTTTAGGGAGACTTTAGATCACTTTAATAGATACGCACAAGCTGAAGGCCCTGTTCGCGCGTTGGATCGTGCTACGCAGCGCCTATATGACCTAGAGTCGGATTACGCCAATAGCCCACGTATTGTTGCCAATATCATTGCAGAAGGCATGGTTGATTTGCTGCAAACTTTAGGCTTGCAAGCAGAGTACGTAAATGCGCGTATAGCTGCTGAAGCTGCGCAACCGCGTGCTGTTGCACAACGTGGCGACCGTATGCCTGACATGGACACCACAGAGTTGCTTATAGAATATCGTGATCGCTTATCACCTGCGCAAGTAGATTGGCTTGAAGATTTTGATAACCGTTGGAATGGCCAAGAAGGCAACACTGATGCAGGCCGAGAAGGGTTGGTTGATGAGTATGAGCGTTGGAGAAATACTAATCGTTTAGCACCTGAAGGCAGACCTGATTACTTACGCATGACGCACGATGCAGCGTTGGCAGCTGATAGACAATGGGGTGTGCAAACTGCGGATGAAGTACGCGCGGCGCTTAGATACATTTCAGAAGGTCGTGGAGAGATTGATGGCCCGCTTGACCCTGCAAATGACACCGATGCGTATATCCGCGCTTTACGGCAACAGGCAGACGCCGCTGTCAATGGTAGTGCAGAGATAGTATTGAATGAGCTGGCTGATGAAATGGAAAGCGCATACATACGTGATTGGGAGCCAGCAGATGAGCAACCACCTGCGCGTAGACCGCAGCCGTTTGATTGGGTTGCCGCAGTAGATAGCATTTCTAATGATACAGCTACAAATTTTGGGCCTGTTATTGCGGATCGATTTGACACCATTGCGCATCGCGTTGCGGAAAACAATAGCCCACGACTAGACCCTGCAGGCTTTGCAAGAGCTTTACGTGCTGTGGACCCTGCACTTGAGCATGAAGCAGTAATAGCTGGGTTACGACAACTGGCTTTGGCAATTGAGGCTGAACCTGTGCCTGCATTACGTGCCGCAGATCTTGATAATCAGCGCAATGATCGTATATTCCAACTTGAAAACGCGGTAAATGATCCGGAATTGAACCCTGAAGATCTGCGCTTCTTGGCAAATGAGTTAAGCAACCCATTGAATCAAGCGGCAAACAATCACTGGATCTCTTTAGCGGAGACTGAACGTCGCGATTACGCGCAAGCACTTCGCCAACGCGCCAATTACATTGAGTTTAACCCTCGTGATCTTGCGCAACGTATTATTGGTGAAGAAGAGCCTCAGCATCGTATAGACGCCTTAACATTGCTAGAGAATAATGACTATGACCATGAAGTACTTCGTGGTTTAGCGCCTATTGAGCGTGCTAGAGCGGCTCAAGCAACTGCTGTTGAAATGCAGCGGTTATTAGAAGAGCCACAACCTGCACAAGCACTTGCTGCTACGCAAATAACCCCTGCGCACTTAGATGTTCTATACAATAACTATGTTAGAGATTATCAACGCTTGCTTAATGATGGTGAGATTACTGAGACTTGGACGCCTGCTGAATTAGCTGACTTTATTCGAGGCAACGATGAGATTGGCACGCATAATCCAACACAAGCAGAACGCGAGGCGTTAGCACAACTTGTTGAGACACGCGGTTTACCTGAAGAACTTGCTAGAAGCGCTGAATACAATGCAACAGCTGAAGAGATTGTAAACTTGCTTGAGGACGGCTACTATACAGAGACGCCTAATGCTCGTGCTGCTGTTCGTTTAATTCGACAGCATTTACGTGCGTTGAATCGCAATGGCGAACAGGCATTTGAAGACATCTTAGGTATGGCCACAACAGGATATGAGTGGTCTCCTGAGCTTATGCAGGCACTTGAAGTTAAGCTTGAAGCACTTGTTGCAAGATACCAAGGCATGGACGATTATGCCAATGGTGGTCCAGTTCCCGGTTACCAAGCCGGTGGATCTGTCAAGAAGCCTGATGTCCCAACTCCTTTGCTATTCAGTGTCCCGACTTATTCGGAGACTGTGGCCTATGAGATGTACCCCGGCCAAAAGGGGCAAGATGACCAGCGTGATGCAGCAAGGCACATGTTGGCAGCTGGCACCCTTTCACGTAAGTATAGTCCTGGTGTTGCTGAATTCCTAGGCAAAGCCCATGAGTTCACGACTTCCCCGCTTCAAGCTGTCAAATCCATGTTTGGAGGGCAAATGCCAGCCGATTATGGTATGGATACCCATAACAACAGAATTGGAGCACAGCTGGGGCAGAGAGCCAAGTCACAGGCAGAGCTGGAAGATCTCGTACAGGCGGAAGCTGAACGTGCATCTCGTACACAAACTCCTGATAAAGCCTTCATCAAGAAGGCGAATGGTGGTATAGTCCAACAAAATCCGACTACAGACCACATGCGGTATGCACTTATGATGCGGAGAAAATAATCTATGGCTACACAGATGCCAATCCCACCGGACTTTGATCGTTTTATCGAGCCTATGTCTGACGAAGAAGTCGAAGCCGCTGGGCCTTCCGCTCTCACAATGTTTGATGAGATGGAAGATGAGACTCCGGAAGTAGAAGAATTGCCCGACGGCTCGGCCATCGTAAGAATGGAAGATGATTCCAAAGGCCCAGATGGAGAGCCTGACTTCTACGAGAACTTGGCTGATGTGCTCTCATCCTATGATCTCAGCAAATTAGCTCACAAGTACGTTGAGCTGATTGAGAAGGACAAAGAAGCTCGCGAGGAGCGTGATAAGCAATATGAAGAAGGTCTGCGTCGTACGGGCTTAGGCCACGATGCACCGGGCGGAGCGCAATTTACAGGCGCAAGTAAGGTTGTCCACCCTGTTATGGCTGAGGCATGCGTTGACTTCTCAGCTCGAGCCATCAAGGAACTATTCCCCGCTGACGGGCCGGTTAAAACCAAGATCATTGGCGAGACTACGGATGAGAAGGTAGAACGTGCCGAGCGTAAGCGCGACTACATGAACTGGCAGCTCACTGAGCAGATCGAGGAATACCGCGACGAGGAAGAGCAGTTGCTGACGCAGTTGCCGCTTGGTGGTAGCCAATACATGAAGATCTGGTATGATGACCAGAAGCGTAGACCTTGCGCTGAGTTCGTGCCTATTGATAATGTGTACTTACCTTTTGCAGCTGTTAACTTCTACACTGCAGGCCGCGTCACCGAAGTCCAAGACATTACGCAAGAGACTTTTGAAGAGCGCGTCGATAGTGGGTTGTATATTGACATTGATATTGTTCGCGCCTCTATGGAGCCTGAGGAGTCCAAGGCCGAGAAGGCAAACAATAAGATTGAGGGTCGTAAGAGCCAAGCTGATAACGTAGACGGCGTCCGCCGTGTATATCACATCTACACTTGGCTGAACCTTGATGACGATGACTACGCCAAAGGCAAGCGTGCACCTTATATCTTGATGGTGGATGACCTAACAACAGAGGTTGTTGGCTTGTACCGTAACTGGTCGGATGGTGATAAGACCATGACCAAGCTGGACTGGTTGATCGAGTTTAAGTTCATTCCATGGCGAGGTGCTTATGCAATTGGCTTACCGCATCTTATTGGTGGTTTATCTGCAGCGCTTACCGGAGCATTGCGGGCGTTGCTGGATTCCGCGCATATTACTACGGCGCCCACAATGCTTAAGCTCAAGGGCGCCAAGATGTCAGGCCAATCACTTACGATTGAGCCTACACAAGTAAGTGAGATTGAAGGCGCCCCAGGCATTGACGATATTCGTAAGATTGCCATGCCATTGCCATTTAACCAGCCCTCTCCTGTGCTGCTTGAATTGTTGGGTTGGTTATCCAATGCCGCAAAAGGCGTGGTTACCACCAGTGAAGAAAAGATTGCTGACATCACATCAAATGCACCTGTGGGTACTACACAAGCTTTGATTGAGCAAGGCGCCGCTGTGTTTAGCGCTGTGAATGCAAGGCTGCATGACTCTCAGCGCCGAGTGTTGAAAGTTATTGCAAGGCTGAATAACTGGTACTTGGATGAGCAAATTAAAGGGGATATGGTCGAGGACTTGGATGTAACCAAGGAAGACTTTGCTAGAAACTCTGATATTGTTCCAGTGTCTGACCCTCATATCTTTGCTGAGACACAACGATATGCGCAGATCCAGACTTTGGCTGCACGAGCTCAGGCCAATCCTGACTTGTATAACAGACTTGCCGTTGAAAAGCGAATCCTTAAGCAGATCAAGTTGCCTGACATCAACGAGGTTCTACCCGATCCTAATGAGGTGAAGGAAATGAATCCGGCTTTGGAGAACGTGGCCATGACTTTTGGTCGCCACGCCGGCGCATTCCCGCGGCAAGATCATTTGGCTCACATTCAGGTTCACTTGGATTATTTGCAAGACCCAATGTATGGTGCTAATCCCATCATGGCTCCGGCTTTCATTCCATTGTGCTTAGAGCATGTGAAGCAGCACTTGACCCTGTGGTACCTTAACCAAGTGGATTCATATAGCAGTGCAGCGTTGAATAGACCATTCAATGTTTTGAAAGAGCAAACACTGCCGCAAGGCGCGGATCAGTTGCTTGCAGCCGTTGCGCAGCACGTGCATAAAGATACTGGTGAGACCTTTAAGGCATTGCCACCCATCATTGAGAAAGCAATTGCTGCCATCAAGCAATTGTCAGGCCAACCGCCTGCTGACCCCGCAACTCAGGCATTTGTTCAAACCAGCATGGCAGAGACACAGCGCCGCGCGACCAAGGACCAAGCCGAGATGCAAATTGAAGCTGCTAAGCTTCAGCAGACAGCTCAGATCTCAACTCAGAAACTCCAAGCCGATATGGCTAAGAATACTGAGAATAATCTGACTAAGGAAAGAATCGAGTCAGCAGCTCTTACGCGCGATGCTGCTAACTTACAACATGAGCAAGTTAAAACTGCTCTAGAAGCGCAGAACTTTATCCAACAAACACTAGGAGGTCAAAATGGCTGATGAAGGCATTAACATGCACAAACGCTTGGCAATGGGTGCGGGTGATTCCGTAGCTACAGCCAAGGGCAAAAGCGTTATTCAAAAATATAAGTCAGGCGGCAGTGTGATGCGAGAAGGCGGCGTGGCTAATTTGCCAGCACGCGGTTCAGCGCCCCCACCCTTGCCTAAGCCTACTGGCAAAATTGCGACGATGAAAAAAGGCGGAGCCGCCAAGAAGATGTCTGGCTTTGCAGTAACCATCGCGATCCCCGTGAAGAAGTCTGCAGGTCGTGGCCGCTAAACATGGCAACGCTTGCAAATTTCATTGGTCAAATTAAGCAAAGGCAAGAGCAAATTGCTGAATCCCTAGTTCAGGGAAACGCAGTCACATTTGAAGCCTACCAGCGCTTAGTTGGCCAGCACCAAGGCTTGGAGGAAGCCTTGCTTATCATTAACCAACTTTTAGAAGAGGAAAAGAATGTCGAATGACATTGAACAGACGCTTGCAGAAGCGTTCCCTACCATAGACCCTTTAATGGCACCGTATGGCGCAAGGATTCTTGTGCAGTTACGAGCAGTTAAAGAAAAAGTCTCATCTGCTGGAATTTTTATTCCGCAGGAAACCAAAGAGACCGAGAAGTGGAATACCCAAGTTGGGAAGATCATTTCAATCGGGCCTCTTGCATTTAAGAAACGCGAATCCATGGAACCTTGGCCTGAAGGCGCATGGGCACAGGTGGGCGACTTTGTTCGCGTACCTAAGTGGGGCGGTGATCGATGGGAGATTGATTTCAAAGACGAGCAAGGCGCTGAAGGCAAATGCCTTTTTACCTTCTTCAATGATCATGAACTCATTGGCAAAGTCACTGGCGACCCTCGTGATATTAAAGCTTTTATTTAAGCTTTGAAAGGATGATATATGAATGCAACTGAAAAGTTGGAAATGCAGGTTGATGAGACCAAAGATGGCTCGGCAATCGCGCAACTACCTGACGGAATGTCAAATCCCCAGTCTGACGACCAAGATGATGATGAAGATGG